CAGAATCTCTTATAAATTGTTTTGCTGATTCTGGGCATTTATCCCAATCTTCTTTTGGTATGGGAGGATATTCATCAATAGGTTTCCATACCTCCATTACTGCCCTATGATACTTAATACTAATAGTTGTTAAATTTGGATCTTTAGTTAATTTATGATAATACTTAGAATCTGGATCATTGACTATATTTTGTTGAGATGTATTATAATTATATTCTTCAAATAGTTCTGGAGTATCTGTTCTACTAACTCTTAATCCAATCTTATGAGGAACTTTATATCCATGTTCAAGTGTCTCATACGTTGGATTTAATATCTTAGGTTTAGAAGTTCTTGTACTAAGAACTTTTCCATCTTTAGAGATAAAATAATTAGGAACTTCAATTCCAAATTTTTTAATAGGTTTAAATTCCTCTTCACCAAAAATATTAAACATTAACCTAACCCCGATTGAAATCTCATATACTCAATAGCATTTTTTATCTGAAATGTCCTATTCTGAATGACCTTTAATATACTTTCAATATAAACAAGCATCGTATCATAGTAATCTATCTTCAGAGAAGTAGTAGATAACTTCTCATCTGCATCAAGATACTTTTGCATAGTATCTTTATCTCTTATCTTCTTTGGAAATGGATTCTCAATATAAACGTCTGGGTCTGCTTTCCCACTAAAATACTCATACCGTTCGTGACGGATGTTCTTTCTTTGTTGCTCTGCTTTCTTTCTTAGTAGAAAGATTGTATTATATAAGTCAAAGTATTTTGCATGTAGAGAGGGGATATTTAGTGACTCTTCGTGTAGATTATCTCTATCGATCTTTGCGTCTTTCTCCCACATCTCTTGAAGTGATTCAAGATTTATACTCATAAAGGATTGTTTTGTAAATCAGTAAGGTCGTACATAGTATACTTGAAACTAACGTCTGCTGTAAAGTAATCTATGTCTGTATCTGTAGCATCAAAGGTCAAAGTTGTCAACGAATAAGGCCATAGTTCTTTGAAGTTAACATTGAACTTTGCTACCATATTACTACTTAAAATTTGTAGTGTTCCATCAGAGTAAATCTGATCACCCATTTGTGCATATCTTCTGGGTATGGTTCTAGCACCTTCCTTGTCTAGTTTGTCAAATTGTTGTGTGTTTTCTGGATATCCAAGACCTCTTATCCAGTTTTGGATTTCCATAAAGTTTGTAAGATCTTCATCAACTAAAAATCTTAAATTTAAATCACCAAAATCTATCTTATCACCTGGAGTTGGAATATCTCTTAAAGGGTTTGGTTGTAATGCAACACCAAGATTTAAATCTGGAATGTTTGCTTGATTGCAAAAGAATGCAACACCAGGACTTCTTTGTAAGTTAAATTTAAAACCTACTGGTGCAAGATAATTTCTATTCTCAATCTGGGATGTTCTGGTTGCCATTATTCTTCCGTAGACATTTGTTCTTCGAGTTTTGCCCTTGATGCTTTAATACCAGCAAGTCTTACTTCTAAGTTCTCTTCCCAAAAACGAAGCATCTTAAGTCTCCACTTTTGTTGCTCTTCACGAGTCATTCTAGTTTTGCAAATCATAGTAGAAAGCAGGTCTCCTTATATATTTAGTTTAGTGTTCATTCCTTCATTCCAACATTTAAAGGAAACTGGAGGCCATTGTCCATACATTTTATCTTGTGTTCTACCACCATATTGAATATCATCTGGAATACAATCACTTATCTTACTGTAACCAACAAACTTTTCAAAATCTCCTTCTGGTTCAAAACGTAATGTCTTTGCATAATCCCAGAAAGGAGTATCATATTTGGAACCAAATTGATAGTGCCAAAGTATAAAAGTTTCAAGCTCTTTAATATAACTCTTAATGAAAGTTGAAACATACTTAGAAGTATTTCTTCCCGTCAAATAATAATTAAAAATTCCTCTTGATACCTGAGTATATGCTTGTGATGCAGTAGACTCTAATGGTTCTAAAAAGAATAATCTATTTCCATTTAAGAATATACGTCCATCAATGATTGGTTCCTTTGCAACATAATTTTTAAAGTTAAGGTGTTTTGTTATTTCAACATCAAACATTTCTAAGAAATTCTTCTCTGCATCTTTCTTCTTTGTTATCTTACTATTATAACAATAACCAACACTTCCATCTCTTGAAGGAGAATTCTTTGTTGTGGGTATAACAAATGTCCACCCATCAGGTGTTGCAACGTGACGACTCCAATGTGCTCTAGTAGTATTCCAATTAGGTTTACCTAAGATACAAGCATTAATAGGATTTTTTAATTCATCATAATCTGAATAATCTTTAGGTGTTCCTCTACAATCGAAAATATAATCAGAATCTATTTTATCGAGGTCATAAGCATCAGTATACGTCACTTTAAAATGACCAGACGTTAATACTTTTGCTTGCATTTCCCAAGGACAATAATGCATTGCCATTCTATCTGCAGGAAATGAATGAAATACTTTATCGTTTACTTCACCCCAACCCTCATATAGTATTCCACTCTTAAATGTTGCATTAATTTTATTATCATACCAATTAAAACCAGTAGCAGCCCATAAAAGTGCTGGTATTTCCAATGTTCCTGCTTGACCAACTCTTTCTGTTGGTATATCTGGGTTGTATATTAATTCTACTTCAGTATCCGTTTTCCCTTTACCGTGCCAAGCACAATATAATGCTGTAAGACATCCAGCATTACCTCCACCAACAACAGTAATCTTTTTCATATAAGAAATAATAGGTGAGGTTTCTTCGCCCCTGGTATAGAAACCTCAAAAGATTGATCCAGAGCAGTCATAGGTAGCGATGCCTTGTGACTCAAATATTATAACACAAAAAAAGACCCTCTGCAAGCAGAAGGTCTTTGAAAGTATATAAGCGACTCGCTTACATAAGGTTCTTAACAGCAACACGCCTGTAATAGCGGTTCTGGTTAGCAAGAAGTCCACCAAGTCCTTGAGTGGTTCCTTCAGCGAATGGGTTTGCAACAAGACCATATCTTGTCTTAAATCCAATTTTTGGCTGGAAGGAGTTCTCACCCACGGCACGAACCATCTGTAGTGGAACGTAAGGGCAGTAGAATATTCCTGCGTCATAAGGAGATGATCCCTTATAACCAACAACGTAATACTGGTTACCACCTGTAGGTGCAGCGTTAGCAGCAGTAAGGTTAGCAGAATAAGGGTCAATGTAGACTCTATACTTACCTTGTAGCACACCTGCGAAAGTGTTACCTGTATCGTCAACGTTAAGATTAGCGTTAAGAGCAGGGGTGTAATCAAGAACACCAGCCATTGTTAGTGCAGAAGCAACGTCAGCAGAACAAAGGATGATGTTACCCTTTCCACGACGAGTTCTTTGTGCAATAGCGTTAGCGTCTCTTTCTATTTGGAATAGAAGACCCTTGAACTTCTCAACTGACCATCTTCCGTTTGAGTCGATGTCTAAGTCGAATACACCAGCAGTAGCAGTGTTTTGAACAGCACCTTGCTCAGAAACCTTATAGATTGTTCTGATAACTTCTCTGTTGATTTCCGCAAGGATCTCAGTAGAGAGGATGTTAGCAAGTTCTGCCTCTGCATTCAATCCGTGGATTGCTTTGAGGTCTTGTGCTAGTTCTAAACTGTATTCAGCTTTCAACGCACGAGATTTCGCAGTAACTGTTACTTTCTCTATGCTGAATGCCATCTGGTTGAAGGCATCATTACCAGTTCCACTGAGATTCTCAGCGTCTCCAGTTACCATTCCTTGACCAACATTGTATCCACGAGTAGACGCAGATGCAACTGGGTTTAGAACAGCAGGGTTACCACCACTTTGTGATGTGGTTCCCATACCAGCGTTACCATCGGTAATACCAGCTGATTCATCGTTACCAGCATCTTGACCTGAGAACGCAGTATCTACTTCATTGTAGAATGTCTCTGTTCCAGACTGTGATGTGTAACGTGAACGCATTGCAAAGATTAGTCCAGTTGGACCACTCATTGGCTGAACACCAGCAAGATCGTATGCCACCAAGTTAGGCATTGAACGACGAATCAAGCTGATCAGCACAGGGTCGAAACCTGCAACTGGGCCTGCGGCAGTAGCACTACCACCGAATCCACCACCAGCACCTGCAGCGTTTGCAGAGTTAGTTGGGACTGCTTCCATCAAGTTTAGACCTGATGAGAAGGCTTGCTCTTCTCTTAAAAATTTCTCTTGGTTTTCTAGCAGAACTGCGGTTACCGCCTTTCTATGATTGTCTTTGATTGGATCAAGACCTTCATAGTTTAATAACGGAGCCCACTTTTCCTGCAACTGTTCTGATTGGAACATTGTAGGGTTACCTAATAAGTTTACGTTTGATTAATATTAAAATCAGTTATTGCTTAAATGCTGAAATTGATTTCAGGTAAGCATTCATTGCATTTGAATGTGACTCAGCACCTTCTGCACTGTCTACTCCTTCTGAAAGGTTTTCAGTTTTAGCTGTTGGTGCAACTTGTGAAGTGAAATAAGATTCCTTCAAAGTTTCCAACTTTTCACGATAAGATTCTTCACTTTCAAACTCTACACTTTCGGCAAGTGAAGCGAGCTTTTCTTTCTGAGTAGACGCTAATCCTTCAGAAACGCTAGAAAGTATACCATCAGCAACAGATTCGCCAAGGCGACTGTTTAGATTAATATTCTTTTCTATTTGCTCATTGAGCTTGGTCTCCATATCATCTAGTTTTTCTACCATGCTTTCCAGCACATCATATTTATCTTCAGGGATTGATACATAATGTTCTTCAAAAAGACTGTGCATTCCACTAAGGAATGATTCAGTCATATCTGTTTTAAGTCCTTGCTCAACTGCAAGGGCATTTTCTGCAAACCACTCGTCTGCAACATACTCAAGATAAGAATCAACTCTTTCAGAAAGTGATGCTTTCTCAGCTTCTAGACTTTCTTCAAGTGTCTCTTGGTATTTTGCTTCTAAAGCTTCTTGAACTTCAGCAACTTTAGAATTCAAAGCGGTCTCGAATACAAGCTTTGCTTTTTCTCTAAACTCTTCGGAGAGCTCTTCGCCACCTAATAGAGCATTAACATCATCTTCGATGTTAACTTCAACTGTTTCTTCTTCCACAGTTTCCTCCACTGCGACAACTTCCTCAGTAGTTTCTTCAATTACCTCATCGGCAACCTCTGTCTCTTCCTTAGCAGTTTTACCTTTACGGTTAGTAACCACATCGCTCACTTGCTTAAGTGATGCACCAGGTGTCTTCAGCTTTGCTGAATCATCATCTACCTTATAGTTCTCTGGAGTTGGTCCTCCGAGATCTTCATAACTAGGGGCAGTGCCACCAGTAGTTAATTTAGGCATTGGTTCACCAGGCTTGGCGTTGGCGTTCACAGCAGTCTTTGACTGGCTTACACTAGGGTTAGCCACAGACTCTTCCATTTCTTGTTTTTTACCACGAGACATTTGTACGACTCCGATTCTTATGAGTAATTAAAATCTATATTTATTTAGAAGTTTTATAAATTTGATAAGAAATCATTAAATAAGTTCAACTTTTTCTCATCTAGTTGTTTTTGATCAACTAATGTATTAATGTGCTTGTAGGTTTTCTCTGCGAACCTCTCACGCAGAATTCCACCATCCCAAACCCAGTCTTTTCCTTCCATAATTCCAGATACAAAAGCATCAGGAGCTGAAGGATCGGCAACGATATCAGCAGCAGTTGCTAACATGAAATCTTCACCAACGACAGAATAACCTTCTTTAGTTTGCTGGAGTGAACCAACACCACGAGAAGATACGCCAAGTTTAACACCTTCTTCAATCAGTGAAGATGCAATCTTACCCATTGGTGTGCTAAGAATTTTAGCCTTACCAACAAAGTTAGAACCACTCTCTTTAAGAGAAACTATTTTATGAGATACCCTATCTAAATTAACTGTAGGGCCTTCTGGATGACCAAGTTCTCCAAGTGCTCTTCCTGAAGTAATGTGGTTTTCGCTATAGCGACCCACTTCTCTTCTAAGAGTTTCCATAGGATACATACGACCATTACGGTTCTTTATGTTTCCCTGTAGAAAAACGCCTTCAATATACATTGACTTCTTGCCGTTCTTTTGTTCGACGAGAAATTCAACAGATTCGATTTCTTCTCTAATCAGTTTCATCAGGCATCCCCAGTTGTTTGAACTTGTTGTATATAAACTGCACCTTTAGAACCACCAGTTGAAATACCAGATACTTTTTGAGATCTGATAAGAGTTGCATCAACATGAGAAAATGCAGTGCTAATACCACTTGTATTAGCTTCAACTGTTATTCTAGTGCCAAAATAACCACCCACATTAGCAGTTACATTGACAGCAGTTACTTGTGTATCATTAATCAAGGTTGTCCAATTAGTATCATTCGCATTATTCAATGTTACACGATCACCAATATTGAAGGGCATTGCTGTTCCTTCTGGGCAATCAATTAATGTAGTGCTTCCTTTAGTAATACTCTGAACTTTTTGAGATGCTTTAGTTAAAGCAAGAGTTGCAGAAGTATTTGCAGGAATATAATAATCAGCGTTAGTGGCAACTGGATCAGTTCCAATCGCAACAAATGCAGGAGCATCTGTAGTTACTAGTCGCAAGACACTAGATTGAACATTAAAAGCAGATGACGTTGATGCCACTGCTGCTGTTCCAAAAGATTGTCCCGCTCCAACTGGTCTATGTGCCATTATACTAATAGGTCCATTTACGTTTATTTATAAAATTATTCTGCACCTGTTTCAGCAGCTACAGGAGATTCCTCCTCATCAGCCTCTGCTTCGGTTTCAGTCTCAACTTCATTTTCATCTTCAACCTCTTGATCGCCAAATAAACTATTGGCTACTTCAGGTTTAAATGCGTCAATTCTTTCTGCTGACTTTGCAAAAAGCATATCCTTAATACGATCACTAATTTGTGAAGGTGATTCATCCTTAGTAATCATATCCATCAATTCAGATTGCACAGCATCCATATCAGGTTTCTCATTCTCAGGCATTGTATTTAGTTAATAAAAATAACAGTCAAATAGTATTTATACACTATTGATAGTGTAGGTTAAATTTCACCACCTTTAGGTAGTTCTTTTATACCCATAGTTTCCCCTTCTAAATCAGGTTCATCTACTGGTTGCCCCATATCCATTCCCATACTACCATCTAAAGGTAATCCAGTTTCAGGATCTACTGGTGCATTTGGATCAGCAATAACACCATCTGCAATTTCTTGCTCCATGAGTTTATCCTGTTCCAATATCTCTTCATCAGACTGACGAAGTATCTTACGTCTTACATAATCTTGAGAGAAGTATCTTCCAATGTATGGTTCTGCAGTAGCAGCAACATTTACCCTCTCATTAAATAACTCAGTTTCTTTCAATTCTGAGAAATGATTGTCATATAGGAAGTCATATTGTATGTGTTCACTCATTATTTCCCAGTCTTCTGGAGTAATAATATTCTTAAGAATTAACTGAGTTTTAAGGAAATCGTCAA